GAACTGGATTAACAGCTATCCTAGAAAAATTTTCGGCTATAAGAGCGCCGGCACAATGTTCCGCGAATGCCTGCGGGAGCTTGGTTTGACAGCATAAAGCACATAGAAAGCAGAAAATCACTGGTAAAAATGAACAATAAGGGATAACCGCAAGCGGGGTGCGCTTGGCGGCTTGTTTGCTTTACGCTAAAATCCACAAAAACAGAGCCGAAAATTTGTTGCATTTAATGCTTTACTTTTCAGTGCAGGCCCTGCTTGGCTC